CAATGAAGAAATGTATGAAGAAGGCGAAGAAGAAGACGAGTTCGATTCTGAAGTCGATTTGGGCGACGAAATGGGTCCAGAAGATGAAATGGATATGGGTTCGGAAGATGAAATGGACATGGAAATGGATATGGAATCAGAAGGTGATGAAAAACCTGCTGAAGAAGCATTTATGAATGTCGAAGAGGCATTGAAAGAATTAAAACTAGCATTTGCTAATTTAGTTGGAGAAACAAATTCAGAAGAAGAAGGCGAAGATGAATACGACGCTGACGGATATGAATATGGTTCAGAAGAAGAATCAGAAGATGAAGGCGAAGAAGAAATTAAAGAAAGTGCTACCTTGACCAAAATTTCTGCACCTAAATTAAAAGGTGGAGACGATGGCAAAGCATCACCATTCGCAAAAGTAAAAGACTCTGATAAACTAGGAAACCCAATGAAGAACGCTATCAAAAATAGCGAAGAAACTGGTGGCAAAGCCGTAAAAGCAAAGCCAATTGGCGTTCCCGGTCCACAAGATGTTGACGCAAAACTAAAACCAGCATCAATTCGTAAGATGAAGGGATAATTTGTGATGATAACACCACTAAGAGAATTTATTGAACCTGCTTCTGCAAATATAATTACAGAATCTGCTGACAATGGCAACGGAGGAAAAGATTTATATATGCGTGGTATTTTCATACAAGGTGGTGTGAAAAACCAGAACCTACGAGTATATCCAGTTAATGAAATTAATAATGCAGTAAAAACTCTTAAAGAGCGTATTACTAAAGGATATAGTGTTCTTGGCGAAGCAGATCATCCAGAAGACCTTAATATAAATCTTGATAGAGTATCACATGTCATTGTTGACATGGATATGAATGGCAATGATGGTATTGGTAAATTAAAAATGTTGCCCACCCCAATGGGCAATGTTTGCAAGACACTATTAGAAAGTGGTGTCAAATTAGGTGTTAGTTCTCGTGGCAGTGGTGACGTTGATGCAAATGGACAGGTTAGTAATTTTGAAATTATTACTGTTGATATTGTAGCAAATCCAAGTGCCCCCGAAGCATATCCTACACCGATTTATGAACAACTCATGAATCATCGTAGAGGAAATGTTATGTGGGATGTTGCTACTGCGGTAAAACACGATTCCAGAGCACAACGCTACCTCCAAGATGAGGTCGTAAAGTTCATTAGAGACCTGGGGAGAAAATAATGGCTCAAACATTTGAAAAAATATTGAACTCAGAACTTCTCTCAGAAGAAGTAAGAACTTCAGTTTCGGAAGCATGGGATGCAAAACTAGCAGACATGCGTGAAGAAATCACTGCGGAACTACGTGAAGAATTTGCCAATCGTTATGAAAATGATAAATCGCAGATCGTAGAAGCTATGGACGCAATGCTTGCGGACGCAATTAAATCAGAATTGGTTGAATTTGCAAATGATAAAAAAGCACTACGTGAAGAAAAAATAGCTACCAAAAAAGCACTAAGAGAGCATACTAATTTATTAGATAAGCAAATCGCAGAAGCTTTAGCAAAAGAAGTTACTGAACTGAGAGACGATAGAAAAGCCCAAAAGGCTAACTTCGGTAAACTCGAAGAGTTTGTATTACATAAACTAACAGAAGAATTAAATGAATTCCATATAGATAAAAAGGCTTTAGTAGAGCAAAGAATTCGTATGGTTAAAGAAGGTAAGCAAATAATTGCAGAAGCAAAAGCACAATTCGTAAAGAATGCTGCTGCTAAAGCACAAAAGCTTATTGAAAGTGCACTACGCGGCGAAATAAATGTCCTAAAAGAAGATATTCGTGCAGCAAAAGAAAATAATTTTGGTAGAAAGATTTTCGAAACTTTCGCAGCCGAATTTATGACTAGTGCAATGAGTGAAGGAACTCAAGTTTCAAAACTTTCACGTCAAGTTAAACAGATTAAATTCAAACTTGATGAGAATCAAAAAATTCTTGTAAATAAAGATAAAGCAATCATGGAAGCAAAGCGTGAAGCTAAAATCGCAAAAGATTTAAGCAATCGTAAAGCAATCATGAATGAAATGCTTAATCCATTAAGCAAGGATCAACGTGAAGTAATGAATTCGCTATTAGAATCTGTGAGAACAGAAAAACTACGCGATGCATATGATAAGTATCTGCCAACGGTGTTGTCAGAAAAAGTTAAAACTTCACCGAGCAAGGCAAAGCTAACCGAAATGACTACAGTTATTACCGGGGATAGAGCTTCAAGAACCCAGACCGAGACTGAAGGTTCCGCCGAAATTATTAGAATCAAAAAATTAGCAGGACTTAGCTAAGGAGAAAAATATGGCAAATCTATTTGAACATTGGTCAGCTACTAAAGAAGCACTAACTGACGGGCTGACAGGAAATCGTAAAACAGTTATGGAAGCTGTTTTAGAAAATACTAAAAGATCACTTATGGAAAGTGCATCAACTGGTGCAACTATGGCTGGTAACGTAGCGACGTTAAACAAGGTAATTCTACCTGTTATTCGTCGTGTTATGCCAACTGTTATTGCAAACGAACTAGTCGGCGTTCAGCCAATGACTGGCCCAGTAGGCCAAATCCACACACTACGTGTTCGTTATGCAGAAAGTGCCCCTGGCGTTACTGCTGGACAAGAAGCACTATCACCATTCGCAATCGCTAACGGATATGCTGGTGATGCTGCAACTGGTAGAGCAACTTCAACAAGCACATTGGAAGGTGCTGCTGGTCGTAAGTTGAATATCCAAATCGTGAAACAAACTGTCGAAGCAAAAACTCGTAAGTTGTCAGCACGTTGGACATTCGAAGCTGCACAGGATGCACAAGCAATGCACGGCATTGATGTTGAAGCAGAAATAATGGCTGCTTTAGCAACTGAAATCACCACTGAAATTGACCAAGAAATTCTTGCTTCATTATCATCACTAGCTGGAACCGAATCATACACCTTTGACCAAGGTGCAGTAAGTGGAACTGCTACTTTCGTTGGTGACGAACATGCTGCACTTGCAGTTCTAATCAACAAAGCGGCAAACGATATCGCTTCCCGCACACGTCGTGGTGCTGGTAACTGGTTGGTTGTTAGCCCAAGTATGTTAACTGTTCTACAGTCTGCAACTACTTCTGCATTCGCAAGAACTACAGAAGGTGCTTTCGAAGCCCCAACTAACACTAAACTAGTCGGAACATTGAACAATGTTATGAAAGTTTATGTAAACCAGTATGCAGTTGATGACACCATTCTTGTTGGATATAAGGGTTCGAGCGAAGCTGACGCTGCTGCTTTCTATTGCCCATATATTCCTCTAATGAGCACTGGAACTGTTCTTGATCCAAACACATTTGAACCAACTGTTGGTTTCATGACTCGTTATGGATATGTAGAATTGACAAACGCTGCATCCTCACTTGGAAACGCGGCTGACTATTTAAACAAAATAGCAGTAACAACTGGTAATCTATCATTCTTCTAATATGAAGTGACACAGCAAAAAGAAAACGCCCTTCGGGGCGTTTTTTTATATTCAAAGTTTATATTAATCGGTAATGACAACCAATATATCGTGTATTATATTTTGCATAAATAGATTAATAATAGAGGAATTAATTTAATGGTTTCGCAAAATCAAACTCGTTTTAATCAAAGTATTTTTGTAAATGGTGATATAGAAATATCAGGTAATATCAATGCACCATTTGGTAACATATTTGTTGGAGGTGCAGCAACTGATAGTATAATTAAATGTAGTGCAGTATTTGAACCATCGTTAAGCAATCAAAGTAGAACATTGACAAATGTTGAATTTATAGATAAATTTGAAACTGGTAAAAAAATAAGAATTTACGGTGCATCTGATATAAATAGCGATAATACGATTCCTGCAATAACAACTACATTAACTGCATCAGTGCAACCACCAGTAGAACTTGGTTCTACTAATACTTTTTATTATAAAATAGCAGAATTTAATTTAAATACTGGGGAAATTTCACCAGCTAGTTCGGATACTACCGTAACCGTGTTATTTGATTTAGATAAGTTTGGAGTAGATCAATTTATTACATTAACATTTGAGGATATACCTTTGGGAAAAGGAATATTGTTATATAGACGTATTACTACTTTGGGATCATGGAAATTAGTTTCTGTATTAGGACCAAAGGATTTAGAAAATAATTCATATATTGATTATTATCTTTTTGATTATACTGAATGGGGTGGCAAAACAGAAGCAGATAACGTATTGCCAATAGATATAATTCATTTTTCTCATACTCCACCCACAACAGCAAAACTAGGATGGGTCGATACCATCATCAATACTATTGATATTGAGAATTCTAAAATAGTCATAGCTGATGAAGTTACCATTGACCTAACTTCATTGACTGTAAATATATCGCATAATGATACAGAATATCTTCAAAATTTAATAACAAATGCCGATGTTTCTGGAAAAAATAATTTAAGTTTATTAGACAAAGTATATGTAGTTTCTGGATTAAATCTTCCTCAAAATTTTAATTTAACAGGAACACCAAATTCTTCTGAATTAAAAAAACTACCATGGAGTGGTGCATATTTCAATGTATACCATAATAATATTATTTTTAAAAATTCAAACACAATAGCAACCAATACTATATCTAACATAATTATAGATGGAAATATGACAAATCAATTTTTGGTAAATGATATGTCAGATGACTCTCTTAACTATGCAATAAATTGGGGAATTGAATCGGTAGATTGTAAGATTTTTAATTCTAAGATACACAATATAGTTGGAAGTGGAATTTATGCAACAGAATCCGACAATATTCAAATTTTTATAAGTGAATTACGGAATAGTGGATTGACTGATAGATATAATTTTAAGCCTATAGATTTCGCAGAAAGTAGAAATGTATCAATAACTTCAAATAGAATTGAGAATTTTTCTGATAATATAGATGTTAGTATAGTATACAAAGGTATAATAGCAAATAACATAATACAAAATTGTGGAAATGGTATATTTTCATATGGAAGTAGATTTTTTATATCTTCTCCAAACGTATTGATGGGTCCAGCCGACGAATTCTTACCAAGTCCTGATGTATTAAACACTTCATATGATAGCGTCAATATAAAATTACCAACAAATTCTGCTTCGGTAGACTATACAAGCGATAAACATACATACCAAGAAAATGGAGAAAATTTCAATCTATTAACCAGTAATCAAGCAGTTAGTAGTGAATATGGAAATGTTCAATATGAAGTTTGGAAATTATCAAAAAATAATGTTGGTGTAGAAAATTTATATAATAAAATAACAGACATATCATTTGTAAATAAGACTATTGGAATTGATCCAACAAATGGAGAATTCCAATTCGTCATATTGGCAGCAGATATAGCAAAAATTAGAACAACATATAGTTATGACACCCTACTTGCTATAAATTCAAATCATATTGGATTGGTTTACTTAGTATACTTGGAAGAATGGATAAACGATGGAAATATAAACAATATCGGAACAATATCAACTACTACAATATTA